TGGATTTACACCAGCGAAGATGTTGTGAAGTACGATGATAATGGTGATGAGGTGTACCAATCAGATGAAGTCTGCCAGGACGTGTTAATTAACCTGCAAGACTATGATCACATTCATTCAGCAATTGTGGACGCTATTGATGCAGAACTCGGTGAGGTTATGTAACACAAACTGATTCAGCCGCCCGTGGACGATCGACCTAGTGGCACACTGTCTCTCGCATTGCCTCTCACAGCCCCTATAATAAGGACATGAACGAAACGACCTACGAAATCGCTTGCCCGACCTTGGGTGAGTCAGAGACCACGACCGATCTCGATCGTGCCATGGACATTTGTTACAGCATGCATGAGGAGTCCGACTCCTATGCATACATCCGTGATTCATTCGGTGATATCGTCGGTGAGTATGGAGACGTGATGGAAGCAGTTGCACTGGGGTTAGTTTGATGAAACGCACTGGATTCTTTATGCATAGCGAGAACCCCTCGCCACTGATGCTGAAGGTGATGGAGTCAATCCAACGCCAACACCAACAAGAGATGGAGTATAGGACGGCAGTCCGAGCAGGACGCATCCAACCAGACCAGTTCACGAGCTGGAACATTAGCGACAGACATTGATCGCTGACCCTGTAGACTATTCTCAAGAAACAAAACAAACAATGGATCAACCAACCTACGCCGTCCAACCTGCAGCATGGGGCAACTTCGATGGATGGGGTTGCGACTACACACCAACGATCGATGCAGCATACAAATCATGCAAGATCTGGCGTGAGATGGGCGAGTCTGGCGACATGATGATCTGGCGTATCCTACCAGGTGGCAACCCCATCCGATGGGTGAGAGTCTATGCAGATGAGTCGATCGAGAGTGTGACAACCCAGGAGCTGGCACTGCTTTCCTAGGCAACGCCCCTCTACCGACTACAATTCAGAAGTACACAACACAGGACACAGCATGAACGGTTGGGCAACTTACGAGACTTGGAACGCTGCACTGTGGATCGGCAACGATGAGACGATCTACCGCCACGCCAAAGAAAACAAGAATCTGGGCTATCGCAAGTGGGCAAAGCGTTTCATCGATGAATTCGGTGAGTACATCACGGGCGACGGTGTGGCATGGTTGCATGACGACATCGACCAAGATGAGATGGATCAGATGCTAGCAGAACTGTAAGGGGTCGCCCCCTTCCATGCTACAATAAACAAGAACACAACCCCACACCATGAACGCCACCGCTTTTAATCTCGACAACGCCATTCGCATCTATGAGGAGACGATCGCTCCTCTTCATGCTCGCTACCTGGCAGAAGACAACGCAGGCGGCAAGATGAGGGCATCGATGGGCGACCTCTATGAGGACGTGGCACAGGCAGTGATCTATGCAGTTGATCCGTCGATCGTGTGTAAGCACAACGATTATATCATGATCGAGAGCAGGGGAGGCAAGAGCTACAAGAAAACACAGGTGGACATCCATGCATACAAGGATGGAGAATTGATTTTCATTGTGGAGGGCAAGACCTATCTAGACTCCTCCATGCTGGACCGTGCCTGCAGTGAGTTTGACAAGATCCGCCGTGTCTACCCTGGCATCCCTGCAGCGGTGTTCACAGGACAGGACGCCACCGACCCTGACTCTGCAGCATGGTTCGCTGATGAGACAGAGCATCAGGTCTTCGTTGTGAACAGCACCAAACAACGCAGGAGCACAGCCCCGATCTTTGAGACAGCAGACCCGCTCGACATGATGGCACTGCAGGCATTCGCCCGATGGGTTGACTCCTGCCTCTGATCTGGTAGACTATCCAAAGAACACAACCCACAGCATGATGATTTCACTAGACACCAGAGAGCACAGCAGCGCCACCGACAAGATCCAACTCTACCCACTGTCTCGCCTGGTGTTCATCCATTGGTCATCGGGTCACTACTCATTGCACCGTGCCCGCTTGCGTGACATGTTGTTACTATTAGACCAACGAATTGGATTCGGTGAGTGGTGCAACCGTTACGCTCTTAATTAACACTAACCTAGGCAGTACAGTATTAAACATAAGACCTAGCACTAAATGATAACAGGGGGCAGTAAAATGCCCCCTTTATTGTATACCCCCGAACGCCGAGCGGGACTCCTACCCGTTCCCTAACCTACAAAGTGTTACCCAAACGAGATAAATATTCCAAGGAAATCAAAAAAATTTCCCGCCAAAAAAATGCTCAAAATAGTTGAATCATGAAAGACTACGATAGCTTCATTAATAAGCAAGCAGAAGTTCTCAACGAGTTTGATGATTTCTGTGAACAATTCGAGAAACGCGCTGCCGAGAACTTTAAGAACCCACAACAAGAAGATGAACGATTTGAACTCCTCAAAGAAATCTCCGAACCTGGAAGAAGTGCTATCGATAGCATTCCAAGAGATTCGGGAACTGAAAGCTGAAGTTGAGCGTCTAAAATCTCCAAGCCTCATGTATAGACGCCCTGGTGCTACCGCACATGAGAAGATAACAGATTACTTGGATGATGTAGATAAAAGACTAAAGAAATTAGAATAATGGCAATTCTCATACCTGATGGAACATCGTTTACTTTAGGTTCTGGACCTGGGTGGAAGATGCTGCCGCCCCCAGGACCATTTGTGATACCTGGAATGTTTCGGGATGGGGTGAACTTGAATATCTACGAGACCGTGGGGGTAGTGAATGTCACTGCTCAAGCGAACTTGGTATGCCCTGGAGGAACGCCTGGTCCTGCACAGCCGAGTCCCGAGTTAATCACAGGTATCAGTATTGGTGTCATGCCACCTGGTTGTATTGTACTAGCGGGAGGTGTACCAACGATAGCAGAAATGCTACCTGGCACTGATGCTGTGAGTTTTGGGAGTATCCGTGTAGCACCTGGAGTCACCACATTAGTATTGCCAATCCCTCTCATTGGTAATTACACGGAGAAGTATATGTATGATATGCAGGCAGGTTTTGGAGAAAGTTACAAAGGTAGTGTAGTACCACGTACCAGAGACAATATGAGGGGCGTCACATTTCTGGGAGGATTTGGAGTACAGAAAACCTTTAAGCGTGATGAGAAGTTAAAGAGGATCGGTGGATCGGGAAGGCTCTCTGCGTTTCAGGCAACACCTGAAGGTAGGGAGTTTATTGGACCTGCGGTACATGATATAGCACAGAGGGGTAGTAACTATGTACATGCTTATAAGCCGTCTCTGATCAAAACTCTGCGTTTTCATTATGAGATCACAGTCACGAGTACGTGTCCACCATACATTTGGAAGTTCCCAGCATATATCGATGTAGATAATAACTGGCAAAATCACACCAAGCGTACTAAATATCGTTTAAGTAAGCAAGCAGAAGCGAGAGAAGGTTAATGCCAGCAGGAAGTGGAATCAGTCGATTAAAAGATCTAGAGAGTGGTCATCAGTGCTGGCCACCTGTACCTGTAATTACAGGATCAGCGAACGTCTTTGTGAATAAACTTGCAGCAATAAGAGTTGGTGATATAACTGCAATTCATGTATGTGGTAAAAAACCACCGCATGCTGATACTTGTGTAAAAGGGTCTACAAGAGTCCGAATCAACATGTTGGATACAATGCGTATAGGTGATACGTTATCCTTTGGTGCCGTGATGACAGAAGGGTCACACACGGTATTGGCAGGAACGTAGATCTGTGGTATAATAATAGAAGTTCATCACTAGAATAATGGCAAAGCTTAATCGATCTCTAATGGGCAATTCGTTTATTGAACCAATTCCAAAGAAGAGTCGTCAAGGCAATGGTAAGAACACCAAGTATGCAGCATCGAGTCGGAACAGTGCAAAGAAGCGTTATCGTGGTCAAGGTAAAGGATGAATTTAATTTGCAATCTTCCTGCAGAGAAAGTGTGGGTTCGTAGGGAATACTTACGAGATCATCAAGATGGGCATGGGGAGTTTGTAGAGGGCGTCTGGGTATGTGCTAAAAGCATACCTGGGCGTGCTTTTTACTTTGAGACATACTTGCCTACATATGGAGCAATGTATGACAAGCTACCTATCAGTGCATTTGTAAGATCACCTAAAACACCAGATGTTGATATGAGTCTGGAAAACCTACAATTTTGGAATTGTATGGATTATGGTGTTGCATGTATGAACAAAGGATTTGTAACATCAATGGACTGTGAGGTCTTTACAAGAGACCATGGTTTGATGAAAGGTCAATACTTGTTTACATTAGATAACTATCATGCAAATCCAGATGTGATAGATAATAATGTGAGTGAAGTGCCTCAAGAGCATAAATCACATAATTGCATTGCATTAGAGAATGGTCAGTATGCATTGTATCCTAATAATAGGATGCGTCTGTATGACCTCTCTATCACCCCACAGGAACCTCAATTCCCTGACTTTAAAGTATCTACCATAGAATACCAAGTAGAGGCAGGAATCGACTGGGGACGCCTAGGAGACACTGACGATTATTTTTGGCAAACACAACAGGAGAAAGAAAATGGGTAATTCACCAACTGATAAGAGCAAAGATTTTATCAAATCAGGAATGACTCTTATCACTCAAATCGAATCTGACAAACTTTTGAAAAAAAGCAAGACAGAAGATAAGAAAAAGGACCATAAATAAACAATAAATCGTGTTATTGTGCCCAATCAACAGTCTTTTAAAGATTTAAAGGTTACTATGAAGCCTCACCCAATTACGGGTGACTTACTAGTAACCAAAGACGATGCATCTGTTAAACAGTCAGTTGTTAATCTTATATTGACTACTCCTGGAGAAAGATTCTTCGATGATCGGTTAGGTTGTGGTGTTAGCGAATTATTATTTGAACCACTTGATTTTGGTACAGCGGGTTTGATCGAAGAAGAAATCAGAACCACTTTGAGGTTGTACGAGTCTAGGGTTGATGTGACAGAATTGTCAGTTGACCCAAACTTTGATGATAATGCTTTTGATGTTGAGATAGAGTTCACTATCCGTGGTCGTCAAGACGAACCACCTCAAAACGTCAACTTCCTCTTACAGAGAACCCGATGAAGTATATTCAAGTCAATAATTTAGATTTTGCTGACATCAAGACTGCGCTCAAAGATTACTTAAGAGCACAGACTGATTTTGTCGATTTTGATTTTGAAGGGTCTGCTTGGAGTAATTTGCTAGATGTACTAGCATATAATACGTATTACACTGCGTTCAACACGAACATGGTGGCTAATGAATTGTTTTTGGAGTCAGCAACACTCCGTGATAACGTTGTATCTCTTGCGAAACAATTAGGATATAAACCAAAGTCTATTGTTTCTCCGCAAGCAACAGTTAATTTTCAAGTAAATTTTACAGGAACATACCCAAGTGTCATTACCTTGAAGAAGGGCACGGGATTTGTTACTACATTTGATGATCAGTTATATCGTTTTGTCGTAATTGATGATTATAAAGCGGGAGTTATCAACGGTCAAGCAATTTTTGAGAACGTTGTACTCCAAGAAGGAACTTTGATTGAAGAGACTTACACCAAGTCTACGGTATTAAAAAATCAAAAGTTCATTCTAAAGAACAGCGGTGCGGACACTAGCACACTTCGTGTCAAAGTATTTCCCATCGAGAACTCATCAGAGTTTGCATACTACAATCAGATTAACAATATTATTGATATTGGAGCATCTGACAAGATCTATTACGTAGATGAAAACGCTGATGAGCAATATCAACTCTTTTTTGGTGATGGTGTAGTTGGTTCTGCGTTAGAGGACAATAACTACGTTGAGGTATCATACTTAATTTCTGCTGGTGCAGCTGCAAACGGCGCTAGTGTATTTACATTTAGTGGTATACTACAGGATAATAACGGTGTTGCGTATCCACTTACCGTAACTAACATCACGACAGTTTCTGCAGCTGATGGTGGTGCAGGTATTGAGAGTATTGATAAGATTAAGTTCAATGCCCCCAAACTATATGCCACACAGAACAGAGCAGTTACTGCAATGGATTATGGTGCTATCGTAAGGCAGATTTATCCTGCAGTATCTGACATCATTACATATGGTGGTGAAGAGGAGAGATACCCTGAATTTGGTAAGGTCAAGATTGTTATCAAACCTGATAGTGGCGCTACACTCTCTAGTGTAACTAAAAAGCAAATTATTGCTAGATTGAAAGACTATGCTGTGGCATCAGTCACTCCAGAGATTAAGGATCCATCAATTTTGTATTTGGAGTTAGACAGTAGAGTCAGCTTCAATACTCGTATTACAAATCAATTCCCTACAGATATTAAATCTAAAGTCACAAATGCTGTAGAAGACTATACTAAACTGTCTGACACCGAGAAGTTTAACGGTAAGTTTAGATATAGTAAGTATGTTGGTGTGATTGACAATGCTGATCGTTCTATCACCTCTAACACTACAACAGTAATGATGAGGAAGGATTTCTATCCACAGATCAATACTACAACATTCTATGAACTTTGTTTCCAGAATGCATTTAAGTTGTCATGTCCTGAAGATGGACCTGTTGTTATGTCAACAGGATTCAAGGTAACTGCTTATCCTAATGTTGTCGTTTATTTTGAGGACAGGGATGGTAAAATCGTCCTATATAGATTGGATCCTGGTACAGGTGAAAAGATTGTCCTGAACGACAATATTGGTGATGTTGATTATGAGGAAGGCGAAATCAAATTATATGATGTAACCATCTTACAGGGAACCTTCTTTGACAACAGAATCTCGGTTCGAGTGATCCCACGTAACAACGACATTAATGCATCTAGACACATGTATCTAGATTTAGATGTTGCAAACAGCAAGTTCGCGGTATATCCAGAGTAATAGATGAGTACACAGATTTCGGCTCTAATTGAAGACCAACTTCCTGGGTTTATTGTTTCTGAATACGAAAACTTTTCGAGTATTTTAGAAGCATACTATCGACAACAGGAATCAGTCGGTCAACCTCTTGATATCATCAGCAACATTACGAAATATCGTGATGTCGATTTTTATGAGAAAAATTTACTGAAAGAATCTACTACAGTTGCTTTGACTGTAAATGCATCCTCCACGACTTTGGTAGTCGCTGATGCTAGTTCATTTCCAGAGAAGAACGGATATATTAGAGTTGGAACAGAAATCTGTTTCTATAAAGAGAGAACAGCTACAGAATTTTTAGATGTCTCTAGAGGAGTGAGTGGTACAACCATTCTCGGAGACCTGCATAATGAATCCACATTTGTGTCTACATCAGCAGTAGACCACTTGGTTGGTGAAGATGTACA